GGACAGGGTAACCCCTGTCCGGACGTATGTATTTAGATCTAGCACTTCTTTGCTAGTATATGACTGTTTAAGACGATTATTTGAATGTTTTATGAAGGTTATATACCTTCATCGAATGTTTTAGATTGTTTTATTTCAGAGTATGCTTCAATACCGTGATAAATTTATTACATTGCAATTTTTAGCTGGTTACTAATTATTGTATCAATTTCTAACAACCAACAACTTTTAGTTTTTAGCAAGTTTTCACAAAACTTCTACACTAAGGTAATCTTTTTACCATCTAGGCCTTGTGCCTAGTAAATTTTATTTATTTATTATAGAAATGTGTGAAGGGAACTGAATTGATTTTAATACGGTCGATTCTCTGTCTGTCCCTGCTCATTCAATTATTATTATTAGTAATTTATTCTAACTCTTGTTGCCCATTTTATGGGATATGTTAGTTTAACTGCGCGATAGTTTATAACTCAATTACCACTCTTTTGTATGGCTACGAATGCCCTTAAGACTTGTTTTGAGCTCTATATTAATTCTATCGGAGGTTATTAAGTTCTCCCCTGAACCTGACACATATATTCAACACTCTTTCTAGTATTGCATAATTTTCTGCACTGAACCACAGTGTGGGGGGTATTGCCCTTGCGTTTAATTGTTTACGCTAGAAGATGAGACACCAAGTATAGTTATTTTAAACAAAAGTAATCAATGAATGGATGTCAAAACTCAGTATTTGCTCACCTTCCAAAATTATGTCACAATCATTTAATATGGGAAACAACGCAAAAACCGAGCAATCCATTTTTAACTTTTACCCAACTGAAGACGTATATGAAAATGTACCCTTAGTTGATTTAAGTTATGACCTTACCGATAAAGAATTTCGTTTTCAGACTTGTAGAAAGCGCCAATTCTCACGCAAAATCGCACGCCAAAAGCAATTTAGAGGCAAGCGAACTCTCAAGTGGTGTCGTAAAGCATTACATGCTGGTTACGAATCACAATCCAAATTTCAAGACGTTACCGATGGTATTTCCAGACGTTTCGCGAATATGTGGAGAGATTTGTGTTTAAAGGTCGAAAATCCAGGCATGGAGAAAATTATGCATTATGGAGAAAATGTACTCCTATTACTTACTACATTAAAGGGATGCAACTCTTGGACTAGTGCCTTGGCTGCTATCGCTATGTATATCAAGACTCATTGTAAG